ATAGATCCTCGGTTAGAATCCGAGTGGGCGTACCATTTTATTATAAATATGATTATGCGGAGGCATGTCCCAAGGCTGGCGAACGAGACTCCAAATCTTGTTGGGTGAGTTCGATTCTCACTCTCCGTGCCAAAAATCAATTATTATAAATAAACATATAACTATTATGAAAGACGGTCTAATTAACATCGCAAAGAATTTCTTGCTATCTGAAGCAGCAGTGAAAGAATATACACTCAATGACGCTTCAACACTCTCTGACTTTGAGAGTGAAACTGAAATCATTACGCATCTTGTGAAGGATCCAAAGATTAAAGCTGCTACTGGCGGTTCAAAAAATCTTTACTTTGACGGTTCCGAACTTGTATATAAAGACAAGACTGTAAAGGGTGGATTAATTGATAAAGATGGTTTTAGTGCTAAGGTTAAACTTGGTGATCTTAAGAAAGCTATTTTGGCAATGCCTGGGCTACACGAAGCAAGTGGCCAATCTGATCCAAATATTACAGTTTGGACTAAAAAGGGACCACACAATTATGATAGCTTTTTAGCTGCAAATGAAGATCGTATTGGCGAGCCAATGATTGACGGCGGTCTTAAAGCAAATAATAAAGATGCTGAAGCAGTAAACGGTCAGCCAGTTAATGACATGATCTATTGTGGTTCTGGTTGCGTAGTTTATAAAGATGGTGCAAAGAGATTTGTCAAGTTACCATCTGGTCTCATAAACACAGGTGATGGCAGTACGCCTTGGTCAAAATATTCTTCATTTAGTTCTGAAGGTGTGCTAATTAAAGCAGATGATAACAATAAATTCAAAGATATTGCTAAAGCAGTACAAGTTGCCGCAAAATTTTAAATCTTAACAAGAATAACTTTAACGGAAAGAGGCTGCATCTTGCAGTCTTTTTTTTATGCACTCTTAGCTCAGCTGGATCAGAGCACACGGCTACGAACCGTGAGGTCCGGGGTTCGTAAAGTTCACATTTGTATAAATACATTTATGAACTACCAACGTATTTACGATAATCTAATTTCATATCGACAAAATAATCCGGCAACTGGATATACTGAAAAGCACCATATCTTGATGAAATCAATGGGCGGATCTGATGATACTTCTAATCTAGTAGTTTTAACTGGAAGAGAACATTGGATCGCCCACATCCTTCTTTATAAGATTCATAAGAATAGTCAAACAATTCATGCATGCCATATGATGGCGATGCGATGTGAAGAGCGCAGTATATCCTATATTAAGAATTCTCGTCTGTATGAAGAAATTCGAAAACATCACTCTAAATTGGCATCAAAACGTATGAAAATTTCTCAAAGTGGTGAGTGCAATTCACAATATGGAACTCGTTGGATGTGCAATATTGAATTACAAGAAAATAAAAAAATATTAAAAGAAGACAAAATACCAGAAGGATGGATTTTAGGAAGAAATAAGTGGAAAAATATAGAAATAATTTTTACATGTGTTATATGTAATTGTACTTTTTTAAAGCTTAAATGTTCTAAGACATATAAAACGTGCTCATCTGAATGTCTTCATTTATTAAAAATAAAAAATAGAAAAGGTAAAACACTAGATAAAAAAACTAGAAAAAAACTTTCTGATTCGGCTAAAATTCGAATGCGTAAACAAATTGATTCTGGTAATATGAAATTTTCAAGTGTTGATACTGTTTGGATTAACAATGGAACAAAATCTGCACGTATTGAAAAAAATGAATTACCTCCTGATGGATGGAAATTTGGAAGACATAAATAAAAAAAGGCCTGTTGGTCCAATGGATAAGACGAGAGTTTACGAAACTCCAAATTGAGGTTCGATTCCTCAACAGGCCACCATTTTGTATTATATAATTTAAAATAAATGTACATAATATATAATAAACTGATGAATTGAGAGTGCACCATTTTTGCGAGAGGGTGTCTAAACCGCTTGGCCCGTCGGTTGAACTCGCATGTCAATATCTCCAAAGTGTTGATGTTAACGGGCCTTCAAATTTTTATAATGGGGGATTAGTTCAAAAGTAGAACGATTGCTTTACACGCAATATACGAGGGAGCGTTACCTTCATCCCTTACCATACGGAGATATGACAGAGTGGTAATGTAGCTGTTTGCTAAACAGTAGTCAACCTTGATCGGTTGCGCAGGTTCAAATCCTGCTGTCTCCGCCATTTTTGTTGCGTAAGCCAAATGGTTAGGCGCGAGATTGCAAATCTCGTCTTGGTGTGTTCGATTCACACACGCAACTCCAATTGCCCATTAGCATAAAGGTAATGCACACGGCTTTGACCCGTGAGAAGTTGGTTCGATACCAGCATGGGCTACCAATTTTTATAAATAGATAAATAACAATATGACTGAAAACTTTACAAACATTAAAAACGATCCGCTTGTAGCCGCCGCCGCAAAAATCATAGGCAGTCAATTGCATGAAGCTGATTCACGTATAGCAAAAACACCAGCTGCAGTTAAATTACTATCTGGAATTACAAAGCTTGACGCCAAGGAATTTGAAGATTTGTTATATGGTCTTGAATATATGACTCAATGGAATGGCCAACGCGACGGAGATGATGATTATATTGAAACTGCGCTATTTCTTAAAAAAGCAGCAGAACGTTTTTCTAAAAGACCAAATAAATAAATACAGATATGAAAGAAAACTTCACAAACATTAAAAACGATCCGCTTATAGCTGCGGCCACAAAGATCTTAACAGGATGCACTCAATTAGATGAAACAGTTGAGCTCCAAGAAATGTCCAACACTAAAATTGCAAAAGACATTAAGAAGGGCGACTCTTTTAAAGCAAATCTAAAAATCCCAGGAAAAGGTGTAGACATCTCAAAAGCATATACTGTTATTGCGACAGATGACGCAATGGATTCAAAAACTCATCCTGGGAAACTGGTAAACATACGTGTAAAAGCTGGAAACTATACAACCGTAGTTCCTTTTGAAAAAAATCAGAAAGTAGATCTTGTTGAAGAAACAATTGATGAAGCTCTTAAAACTCCAACATATCCACTTGTTCGTAAAATAATGGCAGCTGCAGAAGATATAGATGAAGATGAATTGGAAGAATTGTTTTTCACACTATCAAACTATATGATTTATGGCGGGTTTGGTGGAATGGGATTTGATGATCGTCTGCATGATGAAGTTGGAGCACATCTTTTCCGCGCGGCAAAAGTTTGGAAAAATCGAAATAATTAATTTTAATGGGGATGTCATGGTTTCGACATGACATGAGAGATTATATTGCAACACACGGGTGACTCCCTTCGTCAAAAAACTAAACGGCAAAAATACACTTGCTCTCGCTGCTTAAGTGAGTCGAATGACATGACTCCTATATTGTCATTCGCACGGCATAGGATAGTTGATACCACGAACGGTATCTATTTGTACAGCATTGTGAATAACGCTGTCGTGACACAACGATAAGTGTCTAAGAGTCTCGTCTGAATAAATGAGAATAAGTTGTAGATTGTATAATCGCACACGTCATGGACACGGGTTCAACTCCCGTCGTCTCCACCAATGCACAGGTGACGGAATTGGTTTACGTACTTGCCTTAGAAGCAAGGTTTTGTGGGTTCGAGTCCCACCCTGTGTACCAAAATTTTATGGAAGTAGTCCGGCTGGTCGAGGACACTGTCTTGAAAACAGCTGGGGCCTATAAAGCCCTCGGGGGTTCGAGTCCCTCTGCTTCCGCCATTTAAGTTGCATCTATTATAAATAGATTATTACGAGTAAAGTTATTGGCTACAAAATCACATGAAATCATTTAAACAATATATTCTTGAAGGCGGAAATTTAATGTTGGGCGACCAAGGTGCAGATCGCATTGACCTAACAAAGATTAACCGTGATAGTGTAACGGTGCAAATTGACCGCACACTAGATGCAGTTAACAAAGCATACAAGAAAAAGTATGGACTACCATTATGGAGTGGCGAACTCTTTAAGAGCAAGGAGTTTCTTAGCGGCAGCGCATTCCACTTTTTTAACCGCGCAATTCCTACAGCCGAATTTACTAAGTATAAGAATACAGTAGGCGATGTAGATACTCAGGTTGATAAGATACAAGATGAAAACCTTGGCGAGTTTCTTAAAGCCATAACTGGTAAAACTTTTGGTGATGCTTCACTCATTGGATTTAAGAAAAGCGCGGGGCAATATATTACGCTTTGGGCTTTCCCAGAGTTTGGCATTAACATTCAAGTAGATATGGAACTTGTTGACTTTGCTTATGGCAAACCAACAGCATGGAGCATGTTCTCGCATTCATCTGCATGGAATGATATTACAGCAGGTATTAAAGGTGTGTTTCATAAATACATTATGAGAGCAGCATCTGCAAAAACACTGCGTGATATTATCATTCTTAAAGGTAAGAAAGAAACACCTACGAAAATTAAAGCATCTGATCTTGCATTTAGTGTACAGCATGGATTGCGCACCAAAATAGCACCAGTCCTAGATGGCGTAGGTAAACACATGATGCAGGATGGATTATATGTCTATCGTGAAATACCAACAAGTGAATCAACATATATTACGGATCTTAAAGTTATCTTTAAAGTACTCTTTGAGCGTACGCCATCAGATGCGGATATGAAGATGATGGATTCGTTTATTGGCGCAGCGGAACTCATTAAGAAATATATTGCACCAGCAGAACAAACACGATTAATCAATGCATTTGCAAATATATTATTTGAAAAAGGCGCACAAGGATTATATCGTGGTGATGCTGAACGAGATAATGCCGAAAAGATGGCAGCATTCTTAAAACTTACCGAAATCATTGGAGCACAATATGACCGTGCTGCTATTGATGATATGCGTGCAGAATATTACAAAGGATACAAATAAAATGTTATCATTTAAAAGATACTTAACTGAAGAGGTTGTCGCTACAACGCGTCAAAATATGTTGCATCTGCAAAAGATGAACGACCTTGAATTTATTGAATTTGTACGCAGCATATCAGGTGCAATGCGGGGCAAGCTAAAGAACCTAAAGGTTGCATTAAAGATTGATGGATTGGGTGCACGCTTTGGACGCGACGCAAACGGCAAACCGTTTTTTGAGAGTTCACGCAGCGGACCAGTCTTTGATCGTGGCGCATTCTCAACATATGCACAAGGACGCGGCTCATCTGGTGAGACACTCCTAAGAGCACAGCAATATGATAACTTGTTTGATGACATCATGAGTTCGGCTGCAATGAAGGCTGTACCAAATGATGTTAAAGTTATTACAGAAATTTTCTATAATCCGATGGCAGCATTGGATGATGATGGTATTACATTTGTAACTGTAAAGTATGATAAGAATAAGTTGGGCTCGCACCTAACACTATTTCCGCATGCTGTTGTATATTCTTCCAACGGTGCTCCGCATCCAGATGAAGAGAGAATACTTTCTGATATTATAGCCACTTCAAATGAACGCATACGCGTCATGAGTCCTTCGCTTTCAATGAAAGGCGACATTGATATCTCTGGCATGATTGATCCTATTCTTAGCTTGGGCAAAGAAGCTAAAGAGACTCTAAAATCGCTTAAGCGAGATGATCGTGAAGCTAAGGCAAACCTACGTGCAATTATACAGAGTGTTAAAGATGAAGTTGCAGAATACATATTGGATCACGAGTCAATCCTTGATAAGTTTAAGCTAGGTCCTGAAATTGAAGGATTGGTACTTACCATAAACGGGAGAGATATTAAAGTAACTACTCCAGCATTCAAAGCAAGTAAGGTTAAAGATCGTTTGGCTGAAGCACAAAAGAAAGAAATAGTAATGGTGTTTGGACGTTTTCAGCCACCAAATACTGGACACGAAAGCCTCTTTAAGAAACTAGAGCAGGTTGCTGCTGGACGAAAGTTTCTAATCTTTTCTTCACAAACACAAGATCCCAAAAAGAATCCGTTGCCTTATGAAGTTAAGATGGATTTTTTACGTAAGATTTTTCCAAAGTATGCAAAGAATATTGTAGAGGATCCTAACATCAAAACAGTTCTTAATGCTGTGGTATACCTACATAAGAAAGGTTATACTGCATTAACACTTGTATGTGGCAGTGACCGTGTTGAAGGATTTACAGAACTCCTAAATCGTTATAACGGCAGCAATAAGTATCATTTTGTTGACGGTATTACTGTTGTAAGTAACACTGAACGCGATCCTGACTCTGATGATGCAACAGGTATGAGTTCAACAAAATTGCGAGATGCTGCAAAAGCAAATGATATGGCAACATTTAAAAAAGGTGTGCCAAGCAGCTTTAAAGATACAACTGCGCTGTTTGATGCAGTGCGAGTTGGCATGAAAATAAAATAAATAATATGGTATGAGCGAGTCATCTACTAAATCTTGGAGTTATTTTACGCCTGAAGAAATCACTATGATTAACGAATCGCTAGACAGCGCCGATAAGCGCGAATATGGTTCACGATTGGTTAAGATTAAACTACGTCTTAAAGAACTCGTATCTCAAATTGAAGATCGCGGTGGCTTTGAGACAAGCAATGGTATTTTTAAAGTTAATACCGACTCTAAAAAACTAGGAGTTGAATATGAAACATTAAAGGCTGAAGAAAAGCGTATTATTGATATCTTGCACGAAAAGTAACTTTTTTATTTACATTCTTCTAGTTTATGTTATAATAATTTTATGCATAAACTCGAATACCGCCCGTTGCAGCTTGCAACAGTTGAGGCAATCTTTGACGCAATAGCCAAAGGCAAGACCGACATTTTTATTTGCGCACCTACAGGTAGTGGCAAAGGATTGCTTGCACTAGAAACCGCAAAGAGAGCAGCACAAGAACATAACATGCTGTCATACTTATTGACAAGTGAAAAATCACTGCAAGCACAATATGAAGAAGACACCATAAAGTATAGTGATGTTCATGGAGATGCTGCCAGTGTTTGTGGCGTTGATACATATAAGTGCCACGTGAATGGCGAAAAGTTCTCATTAGGATTGTGTAAGATTATGCGCAAGACAAACAGCGAGGCGCTAAGCATGCCGTGTGCAAAGAATTGTGAATACCTACAGCGTTGGCTTGCGGCACAAGCGAGTCCACGCGCAATCTTTAACTACAGCTATTACTTGCTGCAAATGAATTATGTTTACGAGAAGATGAGCGAATCTGGAGCTAATCCACCATTTCATCCACGTGATCTTGTAATATGCGATGAAGCGCATAAGCTGCCTGACATTATTGAAGATCATTTTGCATGCACTGTCGAGCTAGATTATATCGAGCGGCTGCGCAATACAAACATGATGCTGTCTGCAGCTCACTATGAAGAAATACAATATCGTGATGTTGAAGCTGCAATACGAAAGGTATTTAGACTCTCTAACAGTCAAGATAAACAGGCTCACTTAAAAGCATTAACAGAATATGAAGGCTCATTACGCGAGCTAAAGAAACAAATAACGACACTTATTGGTGGTACAATATCACGACTATTTGATGCTGATGAAGCAGATGTTGCTAAGCTTAAAAAACAAATGAACAAGCTGCCGCGTGAAGTGAAAATGCTATTCCGATTGGGCGATGGCGTTAAAGATCGCCATTGTAAAGTAGAAGATTATATAGCTATCATAAGTGAAGCAGGCGATGATTGCATGGTGGTTGACGGTTCGCAAGATGGTGCAATGCGTTATCATAACCTTAATGATGCGCACTTATTTCAGCGACACTTTAAGAAATTTTCCAAGGTAAGAATCTATATGTCCGCTACCTTACAACCTCATCTGCTTATACAGCGGTTTGGCTGCGAACAGGAAAAGAGTGTTGTGTTTAATTTACCTAGCGCTTGGGATCGTCGCCGCAGTCCAATTGTATGTCTTGATGTTGCTAACCTAACATATAAGAATCAGGATGAAGGATTGGCTGCATGCATTGCTGAGATTGATCGTATACTTGATGAACACAAAGGTGTACGCGGTTGTATACACACCACAAGTAATGTTATTATGGATAGGATCGCACGTGAATCACGACATTACTTTAGGCTTGTACCATATCGTGGCACCGTTGAAAAGATGAGCATACTTAGTGATTGGGATAATAGCGCGCCTGATGCGGTTCTTATTGGACCTAGCTTGACAACAGGAATTGACCTATCAGGTGATGCTGCGCGCTTTAACATCATCGTGAAAATATCGTATCCTAGCATGGGTAGTGCATTAAACGCTAAGCGGTATGAAACTGCATATCATGTTTATGTAGGAGAAGCTGCATCAACACTCGAGCAAGCATGCGGACGAACAACACGTTCCGCTGATGATTGGAGCATAACATACATTCTTGACAGCCGTGCCGAAGGGTTTATCAGCAGCAATAAGACCTTATTTTCACCATCATTTATGGATCGAATCGTAAAAAAATCATAAAAAATGCATTTTTCTTCATTTTTAGTTTTACAAGTGTGCTTTTTTAGTGTATAATAATCACGTAACCAATACTATGAAGGAAATCAAATCAAAAACAGCTGCTGCTCGTAAGGCAGAACAGCTCGAAAAAAAGAAGGCAATTGCAATTAAAAAAGCAGCACGTCGTGAACGCCTTAAAGCAGCTGTAACCAAGCGAAATGAAAGAGCTGCTAAAAAAGCAGCAAAGGTCAAAGGAGTTAAGCTTAAGAAAGCAGCACACCTTGAACGACTCAAAGCAGCGGTAGCTAAGCGAAATGAAAGAGCTGCTAAAAAAGCGCCTCGTGCCGCTAAGCGTGCAAAGAAAATGTCGCTGAAAGATGCGGCTGCACTGCCATTACAGCTAAACGCTGGTGAGCGTATATTGGAATTTGATGATGGCGATTCTCCTACATTTGTAGGCGATTATGTTGGACGTAAATGTGAATAAAAGATTATGAAAATTAAAGGAGAAATAATTGTTGAAATTGGAGAGTCTGAACGAATGCGAATTGCTCGTGAATCATTTTATACTGCACTTAAAAAATGTGGTTATGATTGGAGTTGTTCACACTTTATTAGTGATGACAAAGTATATGTTACACAGACATATACTAGTTCTCATACATGGTCAACCGATGAACTTAAACGTGATGCAACAGAAACGGATCTTTTCATTGTAGAGTTGCTAAAGTCGCTATAAATAAAACACATGCCAATGTGGCGGAATTGGTAGACGTCGCGGATTTAAAATCCGTTGTCCTTATGGGCGTGTGGGTTCGAGTCCCACCATTGGTACCAATTTTGCCCTGATACCGGAACTGCCTTCTAAGCAGTAGTACCGTAATCGGAGTCAATGGAGGTTCGAGTCCTCTTCAGGGCGCCAATTTTTTATTATGATTACCGAAGAAAAAATATTGAACTCTGTTAGGACCTCTGTTTGGTACTCTGTTTCGGACTCTGTTGAGGACTCTGTTGGGGACTCTGTTTGGGCATCTGTTTGGGCCTCTGTTGGGGACTCTGTTTGGGACTCTGTTGGGAACCCTGTTTGGGACTCTGTTCGTGCGCAGGTGTTAGAATATGCTTATGACTACTGAAGAAAAAATATTGAAATCTGTTAGGAACTCTGTTAGGGACTCTGTTTGGGCATCTGTTTGGGCCTCTGTTGGGGACTCTGTTGGGGACTCTGTTAGGAACTCTGTTAGGAACTCTGTTTGGAACTCTGTTGGGGACTCTGTTGAGGACTCTGTTGAGGACTCTGTTGGGAACCCTGTTCGTGCGCAGGTGTTAGAATATGCTTATGACTATTGAAGAAAATGTAGAACTACAAGATTATGAATACGAATATAAAGACAGACCGATTATTATTACTTGGCGACACTCATGGTGAGTGGAGTAGCCTCTTTCATTTGTTTGATCGCATAAGTTTGCGTGATGCTGTTATATTACACGTTGGAGATGTTGGTGTTGGCTTTAGAGAGGATCCTAAAGTCGAATGCAAATCGTTGAGTGTGATTGACTCTGAGCTAAGTAATCGTGGCATTGTGATGTATGCTATACGCGGCAACCATGATGATCCTAGTTATTTTAACGGCGATCATCTTTATGACAACTTAAAGTTATTGCCTGACTATAGCACGCTAAATATTAATGATGAATGCTTCTTGTTTGTAGGTGGCGCGGTTAGCATTGATCGCGTGCAACGAGTCCCAGGTCGTAGTTGGTGGAGCGGTGAAAGATTGACTTATGATGAAGACCTAGTAACAGAGTGTGATGTACTTATCACGCATACCGCTCCAACTTGGGTTGGTCCACAAGACAAGAATGGCATACAATGGGTTATTGACCGTGATCCTACACTATGGGACGAGTTAAAAGTTGAGCGCAAGCAGGTGGACGAGTTACTATTGAAGTGTGGTGCTAAGCGACACTACTGTGGACACTTTCATTGTCGTGCAAGCATGCCGCGAAATGGCGTGATTAGTCGCATACTTGATATTTCAGAACTCTTTGAATATGAGAAAGTATAAATAGATTTATGACAGCGGTAAAGGATATAAATACTCTTACGGTTGGCGATATCGTTGTATGGTATAACGGTCCTCTTACCTTTAAAGAAAAAGTTGTTAAGATGAAAGATGGACGTCTTGCCGTTCGTGGTATTGGATCTAGTCTTATTCCACTAACATCTCTTCGTCTTGACCTATTTAAAGAATCAAATACAAATATGGAAAACACAGAATCTATTTTAGAAGCAGCACGTAAAGCTCTTGGCGCACCGCTAAATGAAAATACAATTGACATTGTAAAGAAAGTAGCAACTCTCAACATTGGTGATGATACCAACTTTGGAAGAGTACTTGAAATTGGCGTAAACAGTATTACATTCAAAGCAAAAGACTTGCCAAAGACAAAGATCACATTTAATCAACGAAAGATTGGCAGTTCCGATTTTGTGTTGAGCGCGCTCACTAAATTAAATGAAGCTCGTGGTTATAAGTCATTAACACCAGCTGTACTTATTGACGAATTACAAAGCATTATTGACCTCCCCGATAATAAACTTACTGATGTTACAAACATATCCTTCCGTGTGTCTCGCGAGGAAATCCATAAGCGTTATCCAGAAATTTATAAACTGCTGGAAAAAATGTATGATGCAGTCATGAAGCCAAATGGTGCTAAAGAAACAAAAATGATTGCGCAAAAAGCAATTGAAATTGTTCGTAGCAAATATCCAAATACTGACAAGTATCAAAGAATGGCACCAATCAAAGAAAAGTTAGAGTCAACATCTGAAGAGACTCTTGAAGAAAAATCATTGGAAGACGAAATTGCCGCTATCAATAAAAAAACAACACAATCATTAGCAACATACGTTGTTAATAATTACCACGGGAAAAATTCATATAGAACCGTGGGAAATGGATATAAGAAATACTTTAAAGCAGTTCTTGATGTACTCGGAAAAAGAAAATTTGATTTAAGTTCACTAAAAGGAAGGCTGGCTGGGGTAGGAGTAAAGTATACTCCGACGAGCTTTGATCATTACTTGGAATATAAAGAAAGCTTCTGTCCTGGACATGAAATAAAAGAAAAGTATGCAATTAGCGCAGGATATAAAGAAGCAGTTGCTTCTTTAATGAAATGCGAGCGTTATTTCTCTCCAAATTCAAATCTTGCAAAATCCATTATTGCAGAATTTGGTGAAGGCTATAAAAAAGATTTTGCAGAGATGGAAAAATATCTTGGTAAAGTTATTAGCCTTTGGGAAGGCATTGAAATGGAAATCGCAATCGAAGAATAATAAAAATATGAAATCATTTGGACAAAACTTAAATGACGGATTGCTAAGCGCTGCGACTGCAATCCTAAACGGGTCACTACAAGAAGAAAACTATTATGACTCCAAGATGATTGAAAATCAGCTTAAGACTATAGTACGCAATGCACAAGCTTGTCTTGAGCTTAGTCAAAGTGGAAAAGAGTTTCCTGAATGGGCGCAATCGGAAGTAGCTGTTGCGGCAGACATGCTTGTTGACGTTGCACAATTCATGAGCTCACATGACTCTAAAGAAGACGGCGGTGGCAGTGTAACAGAAGCACTGGACCCATCAGACGATGCTGGAGTTTGGATCAGAGACTTCATTGACAGCAAAAATCCAATGTTTGACGGCAAGAGCAAAAAAGAACGCATCCGCATGGCATTGGGCGCATGGTACGGCGCACAAAAGTAAATATTACATTCTATAAAATGCAAAAGTCTGCAGATGTTTATACTTTGCAGACTTTTTGTGTATATATAAATTTGATGGACGCAGTTGTCCATCGGAACAAAAACAACACAGACACAGAAAAAACATGAACAAAAACGCATACGAAATACGACTGGAATTACTAGGACTCGCACACGGTGATATTATGACTCGCTATCATGAGTCACTGCAATCACACCGAGAGTCAATTCCATGTGACGAAAACGGCAATCGAGATATTTCAAAAATTGATCTTACATTGCCAGATCCGCAAGAAATTATTGTTAGAGCAAATGCGCTCTATGCATTTATTGAAGGTCGATAAAGATCGGGACTAAAACAGCTCAAAAGCCAGAGGAGTTTTTCTCTGGCTTTTTTTATTTACAAAGTGACATTTATAGTATATAATTAATTATGAAGATACCTCGACTAGGATTGGTTTGTATTAGCGCACGGTTGGCAAAACAAAAAGTTGCTGCCAAAACAATGACTCGCAAAAGCTTTTTAAGCAACTCTAGAGAAAAGAGTATTGAAGTACTATCGGAGCGCATCCTACACAATTCACGGCATGTCCTACAAACATTGCGTGCAGCACATGCGGCAGGAGCACGGCACTATCGTGTTAGCAGTTCTCTATTCCCGTTGGTCACTGACTCTACACTGGAATTATCATACACGGACCTGCATAACTTTGACACTATCTCCGCAAACCTAAGTGCCGCCGGCGACTATGCACGTGCGAATGATATTACCTTAAGTTCTCATCCTGACCAATTTAATGTACTTGTAAGCTATAATCCTGATGTTGTACGCCGTACCATACTAGAACTAAATCATCAGAGCGCAGTACTCGACATGATGGGTGCTGCACACGACTACAGTTCTCCAATGTGTTTGCATTTAAACAAGACTCCTGAAGAACGTCGCGAAACGCTAGATGAATATGTCTCGCGCTTTTGCGCCAACCTAGGTCAATGCAACGAAGGTGTACGCAATCGGCTGGTCCTAGAAAACGAGGATAAGGCATATTGGAATTGTGATGCACTATACGAAAACTTTGGAGATAAGATACCACTCGTATATGATAACCTGCATGATGTTTGTAATTCATCATCCGATCCTGTGGAAAATGCTGCACGCTTTAGAAAGACATGGCGTGGACATACACCCGTCTTCCATTGGAGTGAAGGTATTGGCAGTACTCGTAGTCATGCAGACTATGCAACTCATCTGCCACATGTGGTCGCGCAGCACTCCGATGTTACTTGGGAAGTGGAACTCAAAGCCAAAGATGACGCTATTGCTCATATCCTAGAGTCATTTTTCCGCTCATAAATGCGGTTTTTCGTAAAAAATATGATTTTTGGAGAAAAATAAAACCTATACGTATCTATAGGTTTTTCATTTTTTTCACAGTTTCATCATTTTTTTATTTACATTTGGCTACAAATAGTGTATAATAATCTTGTAACCAAAACAAAATATATGACCACATTAGAAAAACAACTTGCCGATCGTAAAGCCCTTATTATTACTCTTGCACAACGTCATGCAGCAGATCGCAGCCTTTGTAAGTCCGTAGAATCTGCGAAATATGACGAAAGTAAAAATCAATATGAAGATGCAGTAGCTGAAGAATATCAGCGTGCTCTAAAGTCTTCAACATTCAATCCACTCTCTGCTTAACCGCAGAGAGTTTCTCGTATAAATAACAGTAGAAAAATACTGTTATGTCATACGAGAATGTAGGTAAAGTTTGGAGTGTAGATTCATTTAAGGAATATCTTAGCGGCTTAAAACAGCCAACCTTTGCTAAGAGTGTAACAATCCATCACACTGGAGCGCCGTCATTAGCACAGCGTCCAAACGGATTTACAGTACAGCATATTCATAACATCAAAGGTTTTTACCAATCTCTAGGTTGGAGTAAAGGTCCACATCTTTTCATTGATGATGATCAAATCTTTGGTATGACTCCGCTGTGTATGACAGGCATACATGCTGTTTCATTTAACCGCACTTCAATCGGCATTGAAATCCTTGGCGATTATGATTGTGAAGATCCACTAAATGGACGTGGCGCAGCCGCACTACGCACTGCTGCAGCGGCAACTAAAGCTCTTTTTGAATGGTTGGATATACCATTAAATGAAGATACTCTAAAGTTTCATCGTGATGATCCTAAGACATCAAAAACATGCCCTGGGCGCAAGGTCACTAAAGAACATTTTATCGCATTAGCTCAAGGTTCGAGCAACTCTAAAGCTCAGACTCCGCCACAAACAGATGAAGTCTCTGTTGTAGAATATGCAACTCAACATAAAGGATATACTGCAGCAGAAGCAGCAAAGGCACTTAAAGTTAAAAACGGTATGACCTTCTTTGCAAATGTATGGATTGAGAGTGCACGCTATGATAAGAGCAATGCAACCACCGTCGCAAGTGCAGCCGAACTGCAATCTGATATAGTGAAAAAAAAATTAATTATTTTCACATCACTGTGAATTTTCACGGAGTTTTTGTATAGATAAATCTATAGTTTATAGAATAACCAATAAGGTATCTTCTATTCCAAGAAGGCATCAAAGTATGTGCTGAAAGCAGGCTTGCCGGTCATCAAGGATGATAAAGGATAGAAAAAATTATCATATATATCATTTTATCCTTTACAAGTATTCATAGTTTTGATATAATAAATCTATGGAAGAAAAGGTACAAGATGAGATATTTGATTTAACCGATTACGATTGGATATTTGATTTAACCGATTACGATTGGACATTGGAATGAAACGATACCTATACATATTACTTGTGGCAGCGCTATCTTCATGTGAGCCGTCCGCCGTTCCCTATCGTCAAAGCTATAGCGCTGCAACATATCCACATCGGATGCCTTCTGCACAAGTGACACCATACGGTCATGGATTTGATCCGCGTCCTGCACTTCCGTATAATGGTCGTCTTGTCACTGGCGGAGATGGTATGCCTTACATTTTACATTATTAAATTTTATGAGTACACTATATAATGGCTATAAGAGCGTCTTCCTAGACGTTGAAACTACAGGTACAGACTTTGAAAATAATAACATTTTTCAAATTTGTGCAATTGTAACCGATGAGAAATATGAAGAAATTGATCGTATTGACTTGAGGTTCACACCGCTCTCGATGGAGCATGTTGCGCCCGAAGCATTGCAAAAGACAGGCATGACCGCGGACACACTCGATAATCTACAGCTTAAAGCGCCTGATGCATATCGTCAATTTGTTGGATTCTTATCGCGTCATTGTGACAAATATAATAAGGCCGACAAGTTGCATTTTGTTGCATATAATGCTAAATTTGATGCAGACTTTATGCGTGAGTTTTTCAAAAAGAATGGCGACTCTTTCTTTGGGAGTTGGTTTTGGAATCCACCTATTTGCGTAATGCAGGCTGCAGCTTGGATGACAATGCGTGTACGTGGTGCGCTGCCTAACTTTAGACTAGAGACGCTATGCAAGTGCGCTGAACTAGGATGGGATGATTCACGTGCGCATGATGCAAGTTATGATATTGCGCAAACACTAGCTCTCTTTAAATACTTAAGAGCTGATATCCCACAATTGTAACTTTATTATTTACAATGTAAGAGTTTCCTGATAAAATTAGAACGTAAAGAAAATATATATTATGAATCACACTAGAGAAAATATACTCGAGGTCTTAAGAGCTGGAGCAGCCACCGTATGGTTTACAAAAACTAATGGCGAAAGCCGTGAACTTAAATGTACGCTGTATAAGGAACTTATGCCAGAGTATATTCCTTCGGCAACAGCAGCAATAAAACCTCGAATTGAAAATCCTGATATTGTCCGTGCTTATGACCTCGTGAATGAAGATTGGCGCAGTTTTAAAGTATCTAGTGTAACCAAATTATTAAGCGTATGAACAATGTATTTAAAGCAGGGCGAGTAATTACGCCAGATTCAAAATGGACAGGCGAAGAAATTGAATGGCACGGCTGGGAAACATGGGACGTTGAGCGTTTCTTCAAGATGCGTTCACGCGCATTAAATTTCTATAATTATTATTTAGATGCAAGCGACTTGCGCCCAGGTGTATTGGATTGGATGAAACGTCATGGTTATACAAAAGACCAAACGGCTGCAATTAAAGATGCACCACCACATGCACTCCCTACAACTGTAGGCAAGTTAATCCGTTGCATGGATCGTGGCATGCCAAGTTTACATCCAAGCGCACAAGATTATTTTAATGAACTACCATTTCATGAGACTCCACCAGTTGCAAAAGATGATGCTACACTAGTCCATCTAGAGATACGCAATGCATTACAAAATATTACTGACAGCAAATATGAAGCAGCAACTGCAACAGTCACGCCACTTAAAGCAAAGATTTGCCCATTGGATCGTATTCGTGAGCGTGTACAAAAAGAAGTCTTACCACAACTTGAGGAGTGTTTGGAGAGCTGGGGTAATACCAAGACAGGAGCAGTTACAATTAACATGGCATCGCTACTGCGTGATCTCAAGATTCCCGCGCAAGGTTGTAAACCTATTCTTGATTGGTGCGAGCGTCAACACTCAGAATTTGCAGGTGCATTAAATCGTGAAGATCCGCAATTGGTACAAGGGTATTCATGCTATTCACGCCCAGAACTTAAAAAGATTGTAAAGAATCTTGAGGTCATGGCAGCTGATATTGCAGCTCATGGTAAGATGCGCAATGCAAGCCGCAAGCCGCGTACCAAAAAAGTTAAGGATGCAACAAAACAAGTATCGCGTCTTAAATATCAGATGAATTCTTCAGATTGGAATCTCGATAGTGTATCGCCAACACGCGTTCCAACTGCACAATGCGTCCTATTATTTAATACAAAGACACGTAACTTAGGCGTATACTTTGCCAACAGTACCAAGGGATTTGAGGTTAAAGGTACATCTCTTAAAGATTATGACGTGACACGCAGCTATGCTTGCACCTTACGTAAACCAAAAGAGACGCTTACACAACTATTAACTGCAAAGACCGCCGCAATTGAAAAGGTCTTGCAGACCATCAAATCTACACGTAAGAAAGTTAATGGACGCGTGAACGAACAAACAGTCATCCTTAAAGTAATTGAAACAAAAATCTAATATGTCAGAAAAAGAAATACCAATTAAGATCCTCACCAAACAAGAATTTGCGCTTGAGGTTGAAAGCCGTGTTAACCGTTATGATATGGGTTATCTAGAAGCTATTGTACACTATTGTGACGGTAAAGGAATTGAAGTTGATGAGGTTGCAAAACTCGTAACTGGAAGTCTAAAAGAAAAGTTGGAAGCTGAATCACAACGCGTTAACCTATTACCAAAATCGTCAGCTTCCTTATTTTAATGATTGCCGCAGACAATAAAGTATCACCATTTGATGCATGGAGTATAGGTACAGCATGCCGCCTACATTTTTCCGCTGGCAGTTATGATGCCTTTAAGTTTAACTTTAAAGGACCACGCTTAAAGCAATCTTCATTCCTCGCGCGTAAAGATCGTTTCTTTTATGAAAAGATTGCACGCAATTATTCAAAGCGAGGTGATTGCATCGGCTTCTTTACTGCAAATATATTGGCTGGTAAGGGTTGGATTGGAGATATGTCGCCTGAAGTATATTTGCTATGGCAGAGTAAACTACAAGCATTGCAATATAACTTTAAGAATGAATTGGGTGCTTGCGCGACAACTCCGTTTGACTCTCTATTTGAGAGCGGCGACGGGTTTCCGCAAATATATACACGCTATGCCAATGGTACACTATCCTTTGAGAGCGTAACAATATTAGACTTGCTCTGTGATTACAGCTCACGTCTAGGTAAGACATCTTCTGATCCATTGGGTATCTTAAGTGAATTCCTTCATAAAGTAAAACGATACCGCCCTTTCGTTGCACCTAAAATAAACATCCAAAGCGCACGAGACGCTGTCATTAAAATATACACATCTTAATGAGTATATAAATAATTTCTATCAGCAACTAATATTAAATTTTTAAAGAATACTATTTACATAGCATACTCTTTATGATATAATAAATCTTGTTGATATAATACAACGCAAAACAAAAACAATACACTGTAATACTAAACATATGTCGTTTGATAAACTAAAACAAAATCGTACAGCCTCAATTAATAAACTCGTTGAAGCTGCAGAAAAAATCGGATCACCAAAAACTTATGGTGATGATCGCCTTTGGGCACCCGCTGTTGATAAAGCAGGTAATGGTTACGCAATTATTCGTTTCCTTTCTGCTAAAGAAGGCGAGGATCTCCCATGGGTTCGCTTTTGGGACCACGGTTTCAAAGGTCCAACAGGCCGTTGGTATATTGAAAACTCGCTTACGAGTATCGGTCAACCAGACCCTGTTGCTGAAATTAATAGCATTCTCTGGAACAGCGGAAATGAAAAGGATAAAGAAATTGCGCGTGAGCGTAAACGTCGCCTGCACTATGTAAGCAACATTCTTGTAGTCTCTGATCCTGCAAATCCAGATAATGAAGGTAAGGTATTCTTATACAAATTTGGTAAGAAAATCTTTGATAAGATTATGGATATTATGCAGCCACAATTTCAGGATGAAACACCAGTGAATCCGTTTGACTTCTGGGGCGGCGCAAACTTTAAGTTGAAGATTCGCAACTTTGAAGGATATCGTAATTATGATAAGAGCGAATTTGAAAATACATCTGAACTCTTTGGCGGAGATGAAGCTAAATTAGAACGTGTATATAATCAACTGTTTTCGCTCAAGGATTTTATTGATCCTGCAAATTACAAGAGCTATGGTGACCTTAAACGCAAGCTCGTTGAGGTACTTGGTGCTGATGCAATTGGTGGTTCGCTTACTGAGGAACACAGCATCAATGAGCGTGCAGCATCAGTTGGTAAGACCGCTGAAGCAACACCCGCTTATACTGAAGCGCCCGCTCCGGCTCTAAGCACCAGTGATGACGATGACAATGATGACTCGTTGAGTTACTTTGCAAAACTAGCACAAGGCTAAACACCTTAAAACTATAACGCACAAGGGAGATGGTTTATATGCCATCTCCCTTTTTTTGATATATATTTTATGATATTCTTAATACGAGTATTTACATATTTAAATTGCATTGACTGTAGGCGGCATCTTGATACACTAGAAGAGTATTGTATGCGCACACCAGCACAACTTGAAGTCATTGACGTTGATCGTGAAGAGAATTTACCGTTAGCATTTCAACATAAGATAGAGGGTATACCACATACGCTTTGTTATGGCATACGCGGCAACATCTTACACAGCTTCTTTGGAGTAAAGAGCGTTGACCAATTTGCTGATATAATCTATGGTGCAGTTAGTAACTAAATGCCATACCACTCGCGCTCATAATTGGACTCATTGCAGGCGCATTATTATTTACATTACTGCTGCGCACGTTACTAACATTTCCACCGTTATTATTATTCACAACCACTGTAGAATTGCCTGATACACTTGCACCGGCAGCTTTTAGCGCTGCTCCAGTTGTACTTGGAATGCTCTGCATGTTTTCTTTAAATTGGTAACCAGAATCTTTATATTCTTGGAAAGAATTGTATCCTGCGGCTTTTCCCTTTTCATCATTGCTTAAAGCTGAAAAATCGCCTGAGGCCTTAGCAGTTTCCATTTTATCAACTGAAATTTCTGCTGGTGCTGAGCCAAATGCATATTTGTATACCGCATCTGGTATCACACCTTGGATCATACCAATCGGATCATACCACGCACGCTTAACATTTGGATCTGGTAGTATAGCGCGTAATATTTTCTTATGAAACTCAGATATAGTATCACCCACGCTGCTAAACAATTCAATTGCGCCATCCATTGCGTCAATAAAAAATTGTCCAATTTTAAGTGGTAGCGTTGAAAAGAAATCTATAATGTTACTAAATACTGATCCAATAAATTCACCAATAGTTTCAGCAATGCCAAAGGTAAAATCTAAAAATTGTTTAAATAAGCCAGTGAACGAAAAACTATCAAGCGCCTTTTCAACATTTTCAAAACCAAGTGCGCCAGCAACCCATGATATGCCGTCCTTTATTAAATCGAGAAGACCGCCAATGATTGAATCAAACACCCCAACCAGTGCTCCTTTAATACCACCAATGATACCGCCTTCTTTAAAGCCACTTATAAATCCAGTGATTGCTCCATAGATACCTAAAATAATTGTAAGCGGTAACCCAAATATTTTACCTAGTCCTACAAGTAATCGACCAACTCCTTTAAGTAACTTTCCAAGTGTACCTCCTAATTTTGCACCAGTGCTAAAGCCAGACTTGATACCATTAAATACATTTCCAAATACACCAAATAATTTTTTGGCAACATCAAAGACACCGCCTACAACTTTAACAATTGGAGAATTTGAAAATATGTTAAAGAAAGATTTGATCTTACCTAGGAATGTAGATAAGCCTTTAAATAAACTACTGCCTTTAAATTTTGTTACAAGATCGCCAATTGCATCGAAGACTCCTGTAATTTTTCGCACTATACTGTTATTCTTAAAGCGTGTTATTATATCATCAAAGAAACTTCCAATGCGTGTAAATAAATTTTTGACAGCTTGGCCAGTCTTTGACTCACGCAGTAGTTTTAGTGGTTTGGTTAATATACCTTTAAATTCTTTTAGGAAGCCAGCTACAAATCCAACCATACCAGCACCAATTGCTGCTATGGTGCCAAATATTCCAAGGTTACCACCGCCACTTCGTGGGCTTGATGCTGGAACTGTTCGTTCTTCGCCACCGCCTCGTCCGCGTAATGCAGCAAGTAATTCGGCACGATCTTCTCGTTCTTGCAGCCGATTCCCTTGTAGGATTTCTCCAAGATTAACATTTGACTCTATAAGCATGTCAAACCGCCCAATCATATCAATCGTCAATAGCCGTAGATTGTTAAGCGTATCAACATTATCCAGCATCAAATCAGCTGAAGTGTTTGCGGTGCGTAATTCTTCTATGACAGTTTCAAGTGATCCGTTGTTCATTTCTTATTGCGTTGTTCTTCTTCTTTAATGTAATTTAATAACATCGATATATAAATTTCCCTCTCCCACGGTAACATGGTTTCTAGCTCTGACAAACTATACTTGTGATGTTGCATTAGTGAAAAGTTTGTTTGATAATAGTTTGTCAGAGAATCATGCGAGAGGGCTAGGCGAAAAAAGATTGTGTTCCAGTTAAGACCTGAGAGTTATCTGTTTTGCATTGCGCACATACAAAGCGTATTTCATGTTGCAACTTTGGAGCGTTTTCGATATATGCCTCAATCTTAGATACTTGAGAGCGACTCAGTGAATTTACAAATTCTTTTAATTCAGCTTGTGAACTTTGAGCTGCAGGATATACAGCGCTATCATCAAAGATTGATTCAATAGATGCAATAATCATGTTGGTAACTGTTTCAACATGTACGTTTTCGCCCAAGCCAATTTTATTTAGGTCATCAACTGATATATGGCGTAGGACAATTCCAACCTTATCGGTTAACATAATCTTGTTATCCACCTTTGTGCTCGGCCATGTGACTTCAACCGTGTCTAGGTTAACTTCTACTGGATTATATGTTTCACATGATGCGCATTTACATTTAATATTTACAATTTCACCTACGCTCTTTGCGCGCAGCTTTAAGAAAATATATTCAAGGTCAAATGATGTTAAAAGGTTTGCTTTAACTGTTCCGTATGTACACGTCTCAACAACATCACGTATTGCGCTCATAATTTCCTTTTGGTCGTTTGACTCTTGTGCAAGCAAAAGAATCTTTTCTTCCTTGACAAGGAATGGACGATATTCAATTGTCTGCTGAGTTGACGGAACGGTCAACGTGTATTTTGGTGCTGTTAGTACTGGTAATGCCATAATGTTAGTATAATATAGTTTTAGTTATTTATCCCATTAGATTGATGTAAGAGGTCCAACAATTACAATACCATCTGGAATATTATCTTTAAAGCGTGGTATCACGCGATCACATGTTAGAGTCACACTCACTTTTTGAATGCTTGATTCATTTTCATGACTTAATTCCACACTCTGTATTTGATATGGGTATGCACGTTGCAGTAAGACACTATATGTTTCTCTGTCCTGGTCATCGAGCTGTTTAATAACTATATTGCGTGTGTATTCATCATGATAACGTGTTAGGTAACTATTTACTCCTATAATATAATTTGTCCATGCGTCAAACGCTCGCTTTGCAATGTAATTATTTGTCAGGTTAAATGTTAGAGTAACGTCATCGTCGACAAATCCAGTTGGTATCTTTAGTGCACGACGTGTTGATATTTCGTAATCAAGAGTAGTGATTTGCTTACCTGGGATTGTTACACTATCACACATAAATGATAGGTCACGTAAAGATTCAATATTTTCATTAAAACCTGGGATGTCAGTAATTGAAACCTCAAAACGATTTGGGCGCGCAAACCCACCGTTTATTGCAATTGCGTTTTTAAAGTCGTTTATTGATGACATATGTTATACTAATTTACGTGTTGTCTTCCAGATGGATGTATTTGATTCTTTAACAAAACTATCAGTTGGCAAGAATAATGCAATCTCCCATTCGCTAGGTGCAACTTCCACAGTCTTTGATGTAACATGCTCAAACAAGTAGTGTTTAAAACATGGTGCAAAGGCGCGTAGGTTTGATATGCCGTTAAGCATATCATATGTTAGTCTAAACCGTGTTGTTTCATTATACTTTTTATTGTTTGTATAATCCATCAGACGGTCAAAGAATATCGCACGCTGACGCGGAGGAAGGTAATGAAGGTTAAGTCCATAAAAACCCTTCTTTGCTGGACCAACCATAAGTATAAGAGGAAAGCGATCATAATGCGGAAGCGTATCTTTACCTTTAGGATCGTACAAGAACATAAACATTCGCCCTATGAGCGGGCGCTTACGTGTCTCAAGGGCAGTATCCGTCAATACACGTCGTGGTGTCACGGTTGTCATTGATTGTATCTTGCGTAAAAACCAATTACGTGACTCTACAGTGCGTAACTTTATTCCTGCACGTTCTGCTTGTGCGTGTATTTTAGAAAAAAGAGATGCCATACAAACTATTTATATTGCGTCACGTTAGTAGTTTAATACCCAGTCCTTTAATAATATCTTCCGTCCATATTTGAAAGCGCCATCCACGATCTGTACAAAATTCAGTTGCTGCCTCCCATTTTGATATGTTTTTCGCATATGTCATTACCTCTGTAATGTATGAGCGTGACTTTATAAGACGCGGCTTAGGTTCTTGTGTCTGTTTTTTTGGTTTAATCTCAATAAGATATGTATCTCCATTTTTAAATTGTATCTTAAGGTCAACAAAGTAGCGATGAAGTTTACCATCAGTTTTGCAGCGGTATGCGATCACTGTCTCTTCACTGCTCCAGCGTACCACATCGGCGGTATCATCACACCATCTAAAAACCTGACGCTCCCACAGGCTGCGGTATGAAACTGCATTATAGTCGCCTTCATATTTGTTCTTGTGCACAACTCTGTATTTACCTTTATAATATTGACCCTTCTTCATATAAATAATTATATGTTAACTTTTCCGTCCGATGTTGCAAATTTAACAGTGCGACCGTTTGTAGTGTTTGAATGTGAAGGCAGTCAATCACGTGCAACGAGCAAGCTTATTGCTTTGCCTATTCCAAGCTCATTGACATTTGGTGACGAGTCTACTTATAATAATACGGAACTTGGTATTATCGGTGGTGCAATAAGTTCACTATCTGGTCGAATTGCTGAAGGTGCAGGATTATCCGGTGTCATGGGGCAAGCAGCTGCTGCAGTATCAAAGGCAGAAGGCAATGCACGTATAGGATCAATCATTCAAGGTATAACTGCACTATCTGGTGCAAGTGAAGGATTGCAGAGTGCAGTTAGTATTGGTACAGGTACAACACTCAATAAGAATATTCAAACCGAATTTACATCAACAAATACTCGCACATTTAGTTTTGCATTTCAGCTTATTGCACGTAACTCTAAGGAAAGAAATACAATTAAAAGTATTGTAAATGAATTTCGTCTTGGCTTATATCCTGAAGGTGACTTCTTTCAATTGCGATATCCTCCAAAATGGAAGATAAGTTTTCGTAAGTCAGATGGTGTTTCAGCGCCTGAGATTGAGGATATTCCAAAGATTGGGTCTTGCTTCTTAACAGGTGTACAAACTGCATATAACAGTACAAGCAATATGTGGCATACCGACGGTTCTCCACTTGAAACCACTGTAACAGTTACATTCATGGAGACACAAGCGCATACACTAGATTCACTTCCAAAATAATATATGTTTAAACCTTACCCAAAAGTAAACTATGACTTGTATTCCGACGGCTCATCTCTTGAGCTTACGGATATTACTCGTGCTGTGGCATTATCAAAAAACAGCCTGCCAGATGATGCATTATTATATACTCTGTATAGCCTTGATAATGCAGAACGTCCAGATATCGTATCATATAAGTTATATAACGATACTCAATATTATTGGACGTTTTTTATCATAAATGATTTCTTGCATGATGGTTATAACGCATGGCAACTATCGTCTCATCAGTTTGAGCGACTGATGGAAAAAGAATACTCGCGTTATTCTGCTATGACACCAGAGATATTATATCCAAATGATTTAAATGGCACTAACCTTATTGACTTTTCATGTATACCGTTTGACTCTAAATACCTGCCATACTTAAAATTAACAGATGCAGCCTTTGGAGTTGCAAATATTGTAAGATATGACACTGAGCGACATACTCTTATCATTGATGATATACATCGCATGATAGGCACTACACGAATTGAAATTAGTCGCAACTCTTTTATAAACGGTTCTGACTTGTTTAAGATACAGTGGGTGAACGAAACGCAAACGCCTGCACTGTTGGCACTTAAGAATGAATGGTTAAATACAATATTTGAAAACATTAAGATTTATGATGCAATTGGGTTATCTGAAAAGAATAGATATAACACTACAGTTGATTCATATATCTTGGGTAAAAATGTAAAGTTTAACACAAAGACAAACGGTTTAAATAACAAGACATATCGTTGGGACTATTATCAGAACGCACCATACCAATACTTAGACCTAAATGGCGGAGTGCTTACCGCATATGATGTGTTAACATCAACAACAATAACAACTCCAACCTATAAGTCATATCTCCAATACGAAGAAGAGATTAACGAATCAAAAAGACAATTGCGTGTCATACGTCCAGACTATATACGCCAATTTTCAGAACAGTATTACGATACACTCTTAGCATAATATGAGCACTACGCATATAAATGCTGCAAAGACAGCAACACGAGATAGCGAACTTATCTCTGGTAATTTTCGTGTTGAGAGCATGATTATGACCAATGCCGATGGCGCTGAAATGTCTATTGTGCAATATGTAACATCATTTAATATTACCGCAGAAATATTTTCGCCTGTCTTAACTCTCAGTGCAACCATACGTGATAATGATGATATCTTTGGCAGCGGAGTTATTGGTAAACTAACAGGACAGGAAATTATTAAGTTAAAGATTATTGGTGATTATGATAAAGAAAATGTTATTGAACATACATTTTCTGTCAAGGAATATAGTAACTATACCAAGACACTTGATTACCCAAACACACAAATATTTAACTTGATTGCAATATCAGACTTTGCATATACGAGTAAATTAAAAACAATATGTCGCTCAGTATCAAACATTGAAGCGGCATTGCGCGAAATATTTGTAACAGATCTTGAATTGGCAGATTTAATAATTGATACAGAACCGCCAGTGAGCAATTTCACTGGCATTATTAATATACAAACTCCATTATCCGCAGCTGAATGGTTGCGTTCACGTTCTTTTGATAGTGTACGCTCTCCTTTCTTCTTATATAATAAAGTTTCATCAACATCGCGAAAT